GGTCGAGGGGTTAAATAGCTTAAACTCATATGTGCAAAGTCTATCCTGAGCACTATCAATTACAATAGACCCAGTGGTATTGTTAAAATTATTAGTTGTATTAGATGCAACGAGGGATATCAAACCTTTTGTAAAAGCAAACCAGGCAGCAACAGGATTAAAACTCCAATCAAGAAGCACATCAGTATTATTTTGATTACAATTAAACTCTATACGGATATGATATTCACTATAAGTAGCTGTAAATACATTGGTTAACTCTATGATTGATTGAGTAGTAAAATCAATGTTTCTTATAAGGTCTATATCTCCTGTGACTGAAGTACTACTAAGATCTACTATTTGTTGAATAGTAGCTTTACCTAACACATTACCAGACGCATCAAGTGCTAAAACACTATCAGCACCCTCAAGAGTAATTATTGGTGTTTGATCCGTTATTATCCCTACCTCAACCTCACTCGCACCGATACTGGTTATAATAGATTTTCCACTAGCAAGTGTATACCCAATACAACGCCAACCAATAAGCGAACGCTGTACAAATGTGAAAACATCTCCAGCAGAAGTTATAATATCTGCTCCACTTGGAAGAATAAAGGATAAACTATTATGTGTAAGTGTAAGGCTTCCTGTAAAATTAAGTACAACAACAGTGCCGATAGTAATCAAACTCATGTTGCCTATAGTAGTCGTGCCTGTGACATCAAAAACATTACCATCAGTACCTATCTGCAAGACGGTTGCGGATGTAAGATCGGTACCCTTAGACCAACGAATCTGATTGCCATTAGTATCTAAGAATCCACCTAACTGTGGTGTTGTATCTTCTATTATATTAGTTATACCAGAATCACTATCTATAATCGATGTTCCACTAGCGAGTGTATATGCAATACAACGCCAAGCCAGGGCAGAAAGCTGTGTAAATGTGAAAACATCTCCAGAAGCGGTTGTGATATTTGCTCCACTAGGAAGAATTAATGAAGTACTATTTGTAAGTGTAAGAACATTTGTAAAATGAAGTACAACAACGGTGCCAATAGCAAGGGAACTTAAACTATTTATAGTAGTTGTACCTGTGACATCAAAAATATTACCATCGTTGATTAAAGGTAAAACAGTCGTAGATACAATATCGGCTCCCCTGGACCAACGTATCTGATGACCATTAGTGTCTAAAGATCCACCTAACTGTGGACTTGTCTCGTCTATTAAATCTGAACTACTTAAATCACTTGTTAATGCCAAAGTACCACTCTCACGAGGTAGTATTATAGTTCGATCGGTTTGCTGATTAGATACGATAGTGGTAGTCGTGTTATTTTGTGCATTAGAAAATTTAAAATCAATGAATCTACTATTGGTTTTATCACCAATAGTAACATTTGTATCCGTTCCTGATGCAATAACTAACCTTGCAGCATCAGACCCTTCAACTTCTAATATTACATCACCCGTAGCAATACCATTAGTTATTTTTAACCAAGCCTCATCATTATCAACATTAGCAAATTCTATTAATACGTTTTCACCACTAGTACCAGTGTTATCATTAAAATGTAAGTTACCATTCAGGTCTAATAAACCTCCTAACTGTGGACTTGTATCACTAACTAATTCTAAATCACTTAAATCACTTAATAATGCCAAAGTACCAGAAGCATCAGGTAATGTTATAGTTCTGTGGCTTTGTTGACTAGATATAAAAGTAGTACTCGTATTATTTTGTGCATTAGATAAATCAAATTCAATAAACCTACTATTATTTTTATCGCCAATATGAACATTTGTATCTGCTCCTGATGCAATTACTAACCTTGCAGCATCAGACCCTTCCACCTCTAATATTACATCACCTGCTATAGTGGCATTAGATATTTTTAGCCACGCTTCGTCCAAGTTAACATTAGCAAACTCTATTAATACATTTTCACCACTAGCGCCAGTGTTATCATTAAAGTGTAATCTTCCATTCAGATCTAATAAACCTCCTAACTGTGGACTTGTATCGTTTATTAAGTCTAAACTTCCTAAGTCACTTGTTAATGCCAAAGTGCCAGAAGCATCAGGTAGTGTTATAGTGCGGTCAGCAGTCTGGCGTACGTCTAAAATAGTAGTTGTGTTTGCAGTAGCTTGGTCAAGATGAAACTCAAGGCGCTTTTCATCAACATTATCTATAACAGCAACATGACCAGAAGGACCACCACTGAGAACTAAATTTGCATTAGTTTCACCTTTGGCTTGAAGAAATACATCTCCACCAGAAATAGCATTACCTATGGTTAAGTGAGATACATCATTATTGATATTGCGGAATTCAACTAATTGGTTAAGCCCAGAAAGGCCAGTAGTATCGACAAATAACCTGGTACCATTCAGGTCTAAGTTACCTCCTAACTGTGGACTTGTATCGTTTACTAAGGCAAAATCACCTGAGCTGATAGCAAGGTCTGCTATTTGTTGTGTAGTAGCACTGCCTAGTACAAAACCAGATGTGGCTAAAACAATCTCAGTACCATCAAGAGTAGATATTGCTGTTTGGTCTGTTATTATTCCTGCCTCAATCTCGCTTGCACCGATATTGGTTATTACATTACCTGTGGCAGTAGTATTTGCATCAATTGATTTATTAGTAAAGATAGTGATAGAGGTAGCTGTTACGCTTCCAGGTGGCAGTGTGACACCTGAGACTAGAAATGAGTGAAGCTTTATATCTACTTCATCACTGGATAAGTCTTTATTAGAAACACCTGTACCAATTATAATAGTATTTTCAGTTGTAATTGATGTTACATGTTTAAGTACAGTGTCCCAATATAACTCTTGACCTATGGATAAAGCAATTGAAGTAATCGCAGGTAATCGTTTAATACCTTCCAGGTCAACTGTAATCTTTTGTCCCTGTACACCAGAAGTTAATGCAACACCAATAATATTGCCTTGAACTACAACTGAATCCAAGTCAATATCTTCTGTTAAAATTAAATCAATATATCTGGCATCAAACTGTATTGTTGCAAGGGTCATTAAAATATTCCTGTAAGAATATACACATCCCTATATTATTCTACGAACATCATAAAATACTATCGTATCAGTATTGGGGTTAGCACTAAACTCGATTTGAATTGCATTTTCCAGTGTTATAGCATGCACTATACTCACGTTGCCAGGACCATTATGAGCTATCTGAGTAAAAATAATATCATCAGTTGTGACACCTGAAATCGTAATATTCTCAGTTACAACATTATTAATCGTTATTAATTTAGATGAAGCAAGAGAAAAAGAAGTACCGCTTTGTATATAGCTCTGCGTTGTATTCAATAAGACTTGAACAACCGCAATAGAACCAGCTTTAGCTCGTGCACAAGACCCTAGAAAAACATTGCCCAAAGCAACATTAATCACTTCTGCATTTGTTACATCCCAATATAGAGGTTCCCCAAAACCAAAAGCAATGCTGTTATTTGCGGCTAGTTGAACAATACCTACCAATAAAACAGCTATCACAGTGCCACTTTCACCACCAGCAATCGCAACACCAACAACATTGTCATCGATGACAATATCACCAGCCGAGAACGTAGATGAAACTGGTACGTTGATTATAAATGGAGACTCTTGTATTTGATTGAGCATATTTATTTCCTATTGATCTATATTTAAGTACCCCTTATGCGTTATATTAAGGACGATTAAAAGCACCTAGAAACACCTGAACTACTGCTCCAGACGAAGTTTTGTCTAATACACAGTATCCTAAGAATGCATTAGCATTAGTATTTGATGTATTAGTTACAAGTGTATTTGAACTATCCCAATACAAAGCATCACCGAATGAAAACGCAGTCGTGTTTAGTGCTGTTAACTGAACAATGCCCGCTAAGACTACTGCAATAGTATCGCCAGAAACACCACCACTCACGGCAACGCCGATTAAGGTATTACCAGACTGTACAACACCACCTGCAGCAACCGTAGCTGTAATTGGAACGTTAAGTACAAACGGATTTTCTTGTATTTGATTTAGCACTATTTTTATCCTCTGTGTTTAATTAACTAACATGTTTCCATGTTTTGTTGTTAAGAATAAGCCCCATTGGTTGAGGAGTTAATCCATATTCTTTCGCAAGTTCTACCTTTGTAAAAAGACCAGTAGCATAGTCGATTCTTACTCGTCGTACATCATACTCATCTAATTTAGCCAAATGATGTGCCTCTCCTACCTTCGCCCTGCCACATTCTACGGTATATGAGTTATTATCTTCATAACCTCCAGATATGAGGTGCTCAGGATTTATACAGACCTTGTTGTTACATAAATGCATAACAAGCTCAGCCTCTTTTAATTTTCTATGAGATAACTCAAAAGAAAACCTATGTCTACTTTGGGCCTTTCCATTTACCCCTATAGCGGTATATCCATTTGTTCCAGCTTTTAAAGTGCTGTTAATGCAGTGAGAACCATTTGTCTTAGGAGTGTGATAATCAACAAGACTCCTATAACTCAAATGTTCTTCGACTGAACTAAATCTCCTTCTCAACCTCGCCATATTACGTTTGGCTCTTAACATACGGGCGATAATCCATTAAAGAAACTGAGACATCATGAAGTACCTTATATCTTATACCTTCACCAATAACTACTTCAGCAAAAAAGCTCGTATTTATGCCGCTTTTGTTATCCAGCGTAGCTAACTCAATTAACATATCAGGTTGTTTATTGTTGACAAGATACCAATCTGTATCACTACCACCTTGGCCAGCAGATAAAAATGGTGATTGAATCAGAGTTAAATTAATGCTCTGAACAGCAGCTGAAATGTCAGATGCTCGTGTTAATTGAGTAACTAAAGTTACAAACTTCAGCGCATCTAATTCAAGCTCATAAGGGATTAACAAAATGTTTGGCTCGTTCAGAATTGGTTTGCCAGCCAAGTTGAGTTGTGAGCGCATAGCTATTCTAGCCTTGCTTACAGCATCACTTGCACTTAATGGGTTAGATGATACCAAATTACCATGACTGGCATTGAACAAAGCAATACTATCAGAACCTAAAACAGCATTATTATTAATAACACCATAGACCAAAGCAGACTCAGTTAAGATAATATCTTGTGCTGCAACCGCTGGAATTCTTGAAAAAGCGCCTAAGTCATCATCAATCAAAGCTTGACGTGTAATAAACAAATCACGTGTATAAGTTTCTAATTGAATCGTTTCCTGTGATTCACGGATAGTACCGCGTTTAGTAGCGCCACCAACAGGTGTAAGACTTTCATCTAACTTGAAAAGTCCAGTAGAAGGCTCATTTTGGATCCGTGGATGGATCTTAAAGTTGCTAAGCGTAGTTGCTTTTACAATTTCCATATAGGTCTTTGGTGCTAAGGTATAAAGCTGTCTTAGAACCTTATCAAGAATATTAGAAAGTGTGAAAGGCAAGTCACTGGGGGTAATACCACCAAAAGCTCTTGAACCTAACATGTGACTGACAACAGCACTTTTTTCTAAGTTACCCACTGACAAAGAATCAATGCCTTCAACATGAATCATGTGACCTCGAATCAGGTTATCAAAAAAACCATTTTCATGATTGAAGAAACGCTTAGCGTTATCAGTCATATCCTTATCAACATTGAAATCTCTTACTTGGTCTTGTCGAATTTTAAGAGAAATTGCTTCTTCCATTCCTTTGATATAATTATCACGTTCATTGTGATCGGAGGGCAAGCTGGAAACAAAGCTCTTAGCTTCTTTCTTTGCAACAATTTCAATAATTGCTTGACGCGCTTCACTAATACCAATGTCACTTGTAAGTAAACCGTTGACAAATACATCATCTAATTTTAAACTTTTAGCATAGTCCCTGATTTCCGCATCACGGTATTTCAATTGATCAAACTTTTCTTTCTGTTCTTTAAGTTCAACAGCATGCATGTCTTCTAATACCTTACTCTCAATTTCAAGCTTGGCTTTTACTTGGGCATCAATATCAATGCCTTTAATACTCTCATTTTGGTTATCTGGCATTTCTTGATGCTCCATAATAGTTGTTGTAAGTGGAATAATATGTTGCCTGGCCTCTTTAATATTAGCCTCAGCATCAGCAGGAACCGCTACAAAAGAAAGCTCAAAAACTTCCCAATCAGTTGCGCGTAAAGTTTTCAAACTGTCTTCATCATCAGAAGACTTACCTTCATCTTTAAAATTTTTGACCGAATAGCCAATGGATACATCAGAAATTATGCCATCTTTTATATCTTGTCTTAAATTATCCAGCTCGGCTTTACCAGATAATTTTACATCCAACAGCAATTGTCCATCTTTGAACTCAAAACCAGTAGTCTTACCAAGTATACCAGCTACATTACCTCTTTGATGGCTGTCTAATACTGGGATACCTTTTTTCAATCTTGTTGTATTAACTGACTTCTCTTGAACATCAAGAACTTCGAGAAATTCTTCCCCACGCTCAAAATCAAAGCGTCTAACTGGGGCCTCAGTCGTGGCTATAACAGATAGCTTCATCAAATTATCGTTCTTGCCAGTGGTCGTGATAGACTTAGTAACGATTTCACCGGTTAATCTTCGTTCTTGTACTTTTACTGAAGACATAATTAATATATTCTAAAAGTGAATTATTATGAGTATACCACATCACTGATATAAATATAGTTATTCTTCATTCAAACTTCTTAAGCCAAATTGTACGTTCCTCCAAGCTGTTAAGACTACCACTGACCTTTATAGTAATTTCTGCTATATTATGGATATCAGCAAGTTCATTTAATCCATTTTCTTTCCAGAACAATGCAGCAATCAGCCATGCATTAGCTGAAATAGCTGCTGATTCAGGATTATTAATTAAATCTTCACCAATCAGGTCTCCATATCTCTGATAATTAGATCTCCCAGTAAGCATTATCCATCCACGACCTTTATATTTAGCACCATCACCTGGCTTAGTATTCCCTAACAGCCTACCTAACTTAGTATCTGCACCATAAAGTTTTTCAGCATATTCATCTGAAATCAACTCTGTAAACAATAAAAAACCCCATGTCTCGTAAGCCATCTGAGCTAAAAAGTGAGCTTTTCTATTTGGCGTATCAATGTCATAATATTCTAATAACTGCGAATATTCAGAAACAACAGAAGATATTTTTGGTGTCGCACTGACTTTATTATGAATTAATACTGATATAGCAAGAATACTGGCAAGCACAGCTACAAACATAGGGTTTAAAAATAAATATAACAAACCGTTCTTTAACGATCTAATTATCGATAGTACCCGATTTTTTATCATCATCTTCTTCAATATCCGGTTTTTTATCATCCTCTTCAACTTCAACCTGTGCCTGTTGATTGTAGATTGAAAAACTTATTTTATGCTTAACAAAAAACTCGTTATCTTCCAAAATTTGCTTCTGAACTAAATCCGGATCACGACCAACCTTGCGAACGGCCTCACTCCATGAAATCAGGCCATTGTCTAATTCCTTGATTGTAACTGCATTTTCCTTCTGAGCATCTACAACACTTGGGATCATAGGAGGTATAACGGGTTTAAGATTAAAGTCAGGTATGCCTTTTAATTTAATAGCCTCAGTAAACCACCTCGTTATCTTCCCCAGCAGATTATTAACGAGAATTGTCTGTCTTATAGGATTTAATATGTCAAAACTCTTGTTCTCTGCCATACGAGACGTTGAGAAATTTACATTTTTGTAATCACCACTAAGTGCATAATAAGGTATACGAAGTCCTGCAGCAATACGCTCTAAATTTATCTTGGTAAATGTATCAAAGCCAATAGATGCTGAAGGATTACTGAATTTCACAGTCTCGCCTTCTTTAGTAAAGTACCAAGTGGCAGGTGACATTTGGGCATCAATGATACCAGACCTGTCATTGCGTTCTATGGCTCCTGGCATACGGTCTTTATCTCCACCTTCTACAACACCTACAAAAAGACTGGCTACCGCTTGTCTGGATAACTCACTTGATTGTGCCTTACCTAAATCTCTTAATGTAAGCATAATAGTAGCCAGCCAACTAACACCTCTCAATTGACCTGGACGAAAGTCTTCCTTTAAATGAACTATGTTTTTCATAAGAATATCAATGGACTCATTGGTAAAGTTAAAACCATTGGGATTACTGGAGTACACTCGAATAGAAAGGGGTCGATTTACGTCTGAGGTAACATTAATACCTTGAAATCTGTCCGTATAGTTATCATCATTATCGTTTATTAAGTCAGCCTCAATCAGCTGCAACTGTAAAGGAACGGCTAGTTCCTTATTATCTACTGTATGTCTACGTACCAAACATTCACCGTTTGTAATCATCGATATTATTGAAATCTTAACCAACTCATCAAAGCTATGTTTCCCCAAAAAATCTGCATGCCTGGCAAAATCAGCCCAAAGAGCATTAACCATAGACTCATATCTTTCCGTTGCTGTCCGTCTGGGTTCCGAAAGTAACAGCCTTATTTTATCTGGAAGTGTTGCTGTATCTCTCAAACGCTTAATCATCGATTCTGTAATAGTGAACCCTCTATCCACCATAAAACGTGGCTGCAAACCTTGACGTGAAATTAACCGGCTGGCTAAGATATGAATCCCTGCACTGGCAAACTCATTGTCGCGTTGTAAAGCACGTGCTCGTGCACGTAATTGTGATAGAGTCAGCTGAGGTGCAGATAAAAGTGGTCCTGACGCAGATGGGTTAAAGTCATTATACCTTGGTCCAGTTGATGCAGCAGCATAGCGGCAATACTCTCGCCACTTCTCATATTCAGGATTAGTTATCCGCTTTTGTTTTTTTTTAAGACTTAAAAATCTGGATAAAGGATTCATTACTATTAATTCCCTGTATCTGTGTTTGCATTAATAGAAACAAAACCACTTGATGTGTTTACATAGATCCCCAGCTTCCGCCGCATCCAACTTATATGTCTGCGCATCTCCGCTAATGAAGCAAAAGAAATTGAAACACCATCCTCCATTGTCGCGCTTGAAAGACCTTTAGCTGCACTATTCTCCAATCGGAGAACATCTGTTATCGTAAAACCATACTCAACTGTCATTAACCTGCTCCTGAATGCTTAAGGTTTATTAATCAGCTATTATTCATCATTATTCTGTATTATTCCTCATTATAGCAGAATTTTCGAGCATTTTTAACTATTCATCCCAGTTATATGTCTCGCCAAAATTATCAGAATGCGTATGTGTTTCCATCTGACGTCTACTGTTATCTCCAGCTTTTCGTTCATCTGACTTTAAAATCAATAACTGCTTAAAATCAAACTTTTTATGCTCATCAAATTCGTCAACACCCCATTTCCTGTAAAGCATATAAACAAGAGCTAACACATATACCGTCGTATCAAGATTCTCATTTCGCCCTGACGGTGCCGTTATCGTCCAACGATACTCTGGTTTACGAGTTCTTGGATTAGGCTTCATTATCTTAGACTCGCTGCAAAGCTCCATAAACTCAGCCGCTTCCATCTCACCATAGTGGATATAGTTTGGATTTCTGCCTTTTTTTCGCTCAATCCTTAATCTTGAATAAAAATTCTCTTTGAATAAGTCAGTATCGAGTGTATAAATAGATTTGTGACTCTTACGGTTAGGATACGTTATAGTCTTAGGGTTGTTCTTAATGGCACTGCCACGTACTGCCTTTACTTTGCTGTCAGGGTAGCGCATCTCTTTTTTAATCCAGTCATAGACCGTCTGTGTGTTGTAGGCCACATCAATAGCTGTACATGCTATAGCTAATTCCCTGCCATCCTTAGTCGTATATTTCCTGTCAATAGCTTTAGCTAACTGGGTCTGCAAATTTGGATCTTCAAAACGTCCACGGATATCAATCACGTCCACACACCACATTTCAAAGCCTATCCCAATCCCGTATACAATGCCCTTCACCCAAGTCTCCTGGATATCAAAAGCACATACCAATACAATGACACCATTGTGCATCGGATCGTTTAAACTGTATTCTTCACGGCGATTATAAAGCTCCTTGTGATTCTGAGAAATCTCGTGCTCAGAATAAGGCCATCCAATGCGTCCATTAAGAAAAGTCCGTTCTTCATTCGCATTTCCCCTTGATGCTAAATAGTCAGCCACAGTGTTAGCCCACGGATAAAAGGGAGATAAAAGAACTGAAACATGATAAGACGTTATATGTTTGCTGGTTGATTCATGCTCACTGGACCAATAACCAGCTTGTAACATGCTATTGTGATGTGAATAATCAATAGACCCTTCACAATGCTTACATTCATAGTGGGTGTCATCAGGTTTTGTCCATTTGAGTTGCTCGAAAATAAGCTCCTGGTAAACACCACAATGTATACAGGGCACAAGATATTTATTCTGATTGCCTTGCAGATAATTAGAATAGATGTTTCCTGTTGACAATATAGGCGTAGATGTCATTAACTCTGTACTGTTGAATGAATAAGTATCTGTTCGGTTTCTTGCAATCCTGATGGGGTTGCCCTCACCACCTGCATCGTCCTCATACCTGTCCACCTCATCAAGATAAAGGTCACGAATAGCATCAGACGAAAGGTCAGTAGCCACACCACTTCCAGCCAAAGATAAAGAACCGCCTTTATACAGCAAAGTTATTAATGTGCTCTTATCCTTTGAGTCTTCAAATATGTTTTTAATAGCCGGAGAATGTCTTATTAAAGGCTTGATACGCTTCTTATTAAACTCTTTAACGAAAGTTTTAGTTGGAAGTACAAGAAGTTGTGGACCTGGGTTATTGTATGCCTGATAAAGCATGGCCGTTAAAATAGTCTGAGTCTTACCAACCTGGGTACTGGTCATTAATACAATTCTCGTTTGATGATGAGGGTGATGATTAATAATAATTTGCTGAATTTCTCGCGCGAGATGGCTGATTTAATCAGACCCAAAGAAATAATGTCGATCCCTGTCTGGGCTAAAAAGTATCTGCGCTTAGCTACTTCAAGCACAAGTGAGGGTGGACCTCTTGATATACAAAGTCGCACGCCCTATATGGTTCAACCCCTGGCAGACTTTGTTGATCCGGATATACGAAGAATTGTATTAATGACCAGTACCCAGGTTGGTAAGACTCAGACTATTTTAACGGCCATGCTTTATCAGGCATACAATAACCCA